CTTCACGGTTTTCAGTTCTTCCAAGCCAAACGTCACCTTAGTGATTGTTCCTCTTTCCGGCACAGGGAAGTCGGGGTGATTTATCGCAGACATTTCGTATTCCATCTTTATTCAGGTATATAGCACCGTTCGCAGGTGTGGGTTTTAGGTACGGCGCGAAGCGGTGAGTTATAAGCCATTTTGCGGAACGACCTTAGCGATTGAGCCATCAGGCATAAATGCTGGAACAGGGACTATATTTCTAACCCTTCCTTTATACCCACATTCGTGACATCCTCCACCACGTTCAGGAGTTGATTGCATTTCTTTTGTTTCAGTGCATCCTGAACAAGCATAGCTATATTTATGTGGGTAAACCAACTCACCACAAAACTCTTCCCATTTATGCCTTTTGTCTAATTTTAGCAATTTGACAGCTTCATCCACCGAAGAAAAAACGGCCGGTAACACATTATTTGCGTCAGTGTGATTTTTCGCTTCGTTTTCCATATCATTCAACATTACATCGGTTACAAATTCCTGTGTTTTCATCCTTCCACGCCTCAATCAACACTGCGGCCTTGTCGTCGTCGAGTTCTTTGTCAAGAATCCTTTCCTCTTGGTTGAGGATTTCGGCGCTGTCGCAAAACACACAAAGGCGAGGCTCGTCTTGATTCCACGGGGCGGACGGGTGGAGGTCTGCCCCGGCGGGGAGTCGTGGGTCGGTCATGTTTATCGTATTTGTTCGCCAAATGTAGAACGGACATTCGGGTTTATTGTAAAACGAAATGTTAAAAATGCGGACACGGCTCGAAATGTTGTATCTTTGGTCAAACAAAACAACCATGTCGCAATCAAAGTGGCCTAAGTTTTTCTTTGAAAACCCACGGGAAGAAGGTGAAGGCACGATGAGTTACTTGAGGAGAGTCCTCAAAAGAGCGCAGAAAATCAGCGAAGTCAAAGACGAATACGCGCTCAAGACAAAGTACAACAAGTTCGGAAAAGTCGAGTACGTAGAAGAAGTCCAAGACTACAAAAAAGCCGCAAGAATCCTTGTTTTTGACATCGAAACCGCGCCCTTGAAGGCATGGGTGTGGGGCAAGTGGAAACAGAACATATCCGACAGTCAGGTAATTGAAGATTGGTTTATGCTTTGTTGGTCGGCCAAATGGTTGTTTGAGGATTCAACTTTTAGTGCTGTACTTACGCCGGAAGAAGCCGTAAATCAGGACGATAGGCGCATTACTGAACTCTTGTGGGAGAAGATAAATGAAGCCTCTTGTGTTATAGCGCATAACGCCCACCGATTTGATGTAAAGCGCGTAAATACACGGTTTCTCATCCACGGTATGCCGCCACCGATGCCGTACAAAGTCATTGATACCTTGCTACACCTTAGAAACCAATTTGCCAATTCGTCCAACAGGCTTGATAGCATCAATGAAAAGTTGGGACTAAGACGCAAGATTGACACCGGAGGCTTTGACCTTTGGGCTAAGTGCTGCGCGGGTGACGCCGAGGCGCTGAGACAAATGGAGGTCTACAATATCGGTGACGTTAAGGCTTTGGAGGAACATTACCTGAGAATCAGACCGTGGATTCAACCGCACCCGAATATCGGGCTTCATATCCTTGACGGGGTTGAACGGTGTCCTTCGTGCGGGTCAAGCAAACTGCAATGGCAAAGCGATTACCACACCACTGTTAACATCTATTCGGCGTTCCGGTGTGGGGATTGTGGTTCAACAGGCAGAAGTCGTAAAAGCGCTATTCCGGTTGCCAAACGTGCAGCGATACTTTCCTCTTTGCCTAAATCCAAATAAGTCAAGTCCGAGGGCCAAAAAGTTTACTCGTTAGCGATAGAGGGCTGAGATTTTCTTGGCCCTTTGCTATTGTTTTTAGCATATATTTGCTACATGGCAAAGACGGCGCTATACATTATCATCGCTCTTGGAATACTGTTCCTAACAAGCGTAGGAGGTAATATCTACCTGTGGACACGGCTCGAACGTTCACGTATGGACATTCAAAACCTCCGTGAAATACCCACGGCACTTGAGCAGGAGATTAAATTACTCCGTGCAGACAGGGATAGTTCCGAGGCCGTAGTCGAAACATTACTCGAAAAGATAGCCCAAAGCGAGGCCGAAGTAGATAAGATTAACAAAGAATTGTCACGTTCAAAAACCAAAAGGAATGAAACACTTAGTAACGCTCGTACTATGTCTGCTGATGAGCGGCTCGATGATGTCGCAAAGCGGTTATCCAAAGTACCTAAAGCTCCCTGATGGGACGGTAGTAGCGGCGTTTAATCTTGAGCAATTAGAGGCTATTCAGCGCGTCCTGATTATTTGGGAGGCACTTGAATTTGAAAACTACAAGTTAGAGCGGGCTAATAAGGAACTGACCGAACAGGTAGAGTTAAAGCAGGAAGTCATTGACGAAAAGGCCACTCAGATTGCCAAATTAGAGGCCGAGGTAAGGATTAGTCAGGGTGTTTCCGATCAGTACAAGGCGTTATACAACGAACAAAAGGCCGAGACTCAGAAGTGGTCTGTCATGTACAACAAAGAGGTTGTAAAAAAGAAAAGGTGGCGAACCATTGGTATAGTTGCCACCCTTGCTGCCGGAGTACAGACGGCTATTCTTGTGCTTTCGCGTTAACTAAGTTGTTAAGTATGTAATTCCGGCACAGTTCTACGCGAGACTTAATCCTGTCCTCGTAGTCGGTGTCACGGTTAATTGTGAATAGCAGCACCCGTTCCTCAAGAGGCATATCGTGTCTCCAAAGGTCACGGTTTAACACCTCAAGGTCGGTATTTGGGTTCTCCTTTCGGAACTGCGCCATGTCAAAGATCATGTTCTTTTCAATCTTGACAAGATGCTCGACAAATCTTTCGTTGTCCTCTGAGGGTTGTCCCATAGAATACCAAACCTTCTCCTTCTCACGGGTAATCATGTATGCCGGAGCATTGACGAGGCAATAAGCCGTTGACCACTTTTTAGCACCCGTTAGCCACATATAGCCACGGTTCTGCCATTCGTAAGAGGCGTCTAATTTCTCGTCCGGCATTGGGAAAGAGTGAATATCCCACGAGCATTTGATGTCGAAACCTGCCGTTGCAGCCGTGATGGACTCACCGATGTAGCAGTCGGGGTGTCCTGAAATCCACTCATTCTCTACCCTTTCGTCGTTCTTCTTTAGCACGACCGGATTGCCTGTTAGCTTGAACAGGTATCGTGATAGCAGCGTAATACCGTCCTCCTCTGCCAATACCCCTTTTTCGGTGTACTTTGTGATGTATTCGGGTTCACGGTCGAAACGTAGGCTACGGTATGTCTTCCTACACTGCGTAATGTGTCCTTTTTGTAGTTCTGTGGCTTTCTCATGGGTCATAATGCTATACAACCCTGAGCAGCGGAATTTGATGTCTGAGGCGTTCATTTTTCGTTTGTGTCGTTTATAGCGTGTATTAGTACAATCACAATCAATAAATCAAAGTTACTTGGTTGTATTTCAAAGAAAAAATACCTCACGAGAAGAATCCCGTAGTACAGAAGAAACGCTATTTTGGTTATTGTGTTGATTGTTATCATTTCTCACCTCCGTATGTTTGGTTGTAGTATTCAGAACGATTAGAGCATCCGTGTCTGTGTTGGTTCAATGCGTCGCCAAAAGCATTTTCAATCTGCCCCCTCTCCATTTCCTTAGCCTTTTCAAATAACTCATCCATCATTCCTTGAGTTACCCGAACGTCACCCATTCCTAAGTGATGATTTGAGTCGTGAGCAAGTTTCCTTAATTCTTGCTCAAGCCACTCTACCGCCGTTTGGTTTTTCATTTGTTACCTCCTTCTTTTACTTTCAAAAACCCATTGTTGTAAAGATAGGCATAGACAGGCGCTTGATTAAAGTGAAGCGGCTGACCTTCCCACCAAAATCCCAATTCACCATCTTTGTAGACGGTAAGTGTATACAGTCTTTCTCTCGAGTCAAACACCTTGAACTGTGCGCTGCTTTTGTTGTACTCACACACTACAAAATCGCTTAATTGTGAAAGCGCTTCTTCTCCTTGTATTTCAGAGTAAACCATATCAAAAAGTTCATACATTGGAACTACTCCGTTTTTGTCTTTCGTACAAAGTTTTCTTAAGTTCATTTTGACACCTCCTTCATTTTAGCGTTGTACTCATCCTCGATGATGGCGAAAACATCTACGTCGGTTTGGGACTTAATCGCCTCTAACTCCTCTGCTTTAGTGCAGTCCGAAATCATTGCAAGCGCCCTATCTGCCTCTTTGTGAAGGTCAATGGCCTGATTGTCCATGTACTCTACTTGTTCGCCCGTATCGTCCTTAATTACGCCCTGATCGGTTTGGATAGCCTTCTGCATTTCGATACTCATAGGCCCGAAACGTCCGACAAGGAGTTTAAGCACGGTTTTCTTACCCATTGACGTAAATCCGTCCTCTCCTTCGGCCCAAATACCCTTGCCACGCTTGTACATTTGACTGTATTTCTTAGCGTGTGACTCCATTTCGTCACGGCTCATGTACATAGCCTTTTCAAACCCATTCAAAAGACTGAACCAAGCGTAGAATCCGGCAACCTTACCCTCACCACGGACGTTCTTGAACTTGACCTCTTTAGTGATGAAGTTGATCTCGTCAATCTGATTCTCATACACCTCTGACACCCCGATAGTCTTGTATTGACCGGAACGCTGTGCAAGCTGAATAAGCCCCTTGTAACCCATTTGGAACTGTGCCTGACCGCCGTAAGGGACGATGTACGCGAATCCCAAAGACGGGTTAACCGGAAGGTCAAGGGTTGCAGCCACAGCCGCAGCGTTATACACCGTTGTCGGGTCTGCTTTTTTCAGTAGGTCGTTATTATTGACCACCTGCAAGACCGTTGTGATAAACGCTGATGAGCGCTTACCCAATAGTTCTTCAAACTTCGCCCGAACCGAGTTCTGAGCGAAAAAATCCTTTGCTTTTGCTACTTCTGTACTCATTATTACTTGTTTGATGTTTTCCAAATTCTTTCCATCGCGTCGGTATACTTTTCAAGCATAAACACGTACTTCTCGTACTTTTTGTTAGCCTTTCCGCGCAATACTTTTGACACAATACGTCTTTTCTGACGGTCGGATATATGTTCTCCGTACA